ATGCCAACAAAAAGCGCTACCCTCGATCTGCGTTCGCTCACGTCTGCCGCCGGGTTAAAGTTGCCTAACGAGATAAGCGGTTCCCTCTATCTGAGTTCGCTCACGTCTGCCGCCGGGTTAAAGTTGCCTAACGAGATAAGCGGTTACCTCGATCTGCGTTCGCTCACGTCTGCCGCCGGGTTAAAGTTGCCTACAAAATGCGGTTACCTCGATCTGCGTTCGCTCACGTCTGCCGCCGGGTTAAAGTTGCCTACAAAATGCGGTTCCCTCTATCTGAGTTCGCTCACGTCTGCCGCCGGGTTAAAGTTGCCTAACGAGATAAGCGGTTCCCTCGATCTGCGTTCGGAAATAAAAAAAGAATATCTTGTAATTGTTGAAAAAATGAAAACAAAACAGAAAAATCGAAAAGCTAAGACCAGCAAATCATGAAAGTCCAACTCAGACATTACCAATACGATGGTATTCGAGACATTCGAAACGCCTATTCTCAAGGTTTTCGAGCGCCGCTTTTTGTGCTTCCTACCGGAGGTGGAAAGACAATAGTTTTTTGCTATATCACCGAAATGACGGCGAAAAAAAACAACTCCGTGATAATTTTAACCCATCGACAAGAGCTTCTTAGACAAACCTCCGACAAACTGGAAGACATGGGTATTTCTCATGGAATTATCGCCGCCGGTCATTCGATGTCTGGCGACTCGATTCAGGTTGCCTCAGTGCAAACGCTCGTTCGAAGATTGGATCAAATTCGACGCGCGCCGGAATTAATAATTATTGACGAGGCGCATCATACCAATGCGGGGACCTGGCGGAAGGTTGTTCAGGCGTTTCCTTCTGCACGACTGCTTGGAGTAACCGCCACGCCGGTAAGGCTTGATGGTACAGGATTGGGCCAAACGGCTGGCGGTTATTTTGATACTCTTATTGAGGGCCCTACTATTAGAGACCTAATCGATCAGGGTTTTCTGGCTCCGCCGATTGTTTACGCTCCGCCAACCGATGTCGATTTTTCCAAAGTAAAAATTACCATGGGAGATTTCGCGCAAAAGGAAATCGCTCATAAAATGGATGTTCCAACTATTACCGGATGCGCGATTGAGCATTATCAACGGATATGCCCAGGAGTTCCGGCAATTGCGTTTTGCGCCACGGTTAAACACGCCGAACACGTGGCCGAGCAATTCAATGCTGCGGGGATCGCCGCGTCGTCGATAGACGGAACGCTTTCAAGCGCGGTCCGAAAATATCGCATTCAGGCCCTGGCAAACGGGCAATTGTCGGTTTTAACCTCGTGCGAAATTATTAGTGAGGGAACCGATATTCCAGTTGTAACCGCGGCGATTATGCTCCGACCGACGCAATCCACGGGATTGTATTTGCAGCAAGCCGGGCGCGTTCTTCGACCGCACGATGCAAAAACGCATGCCATAATACTTGACCATGTGGGTAATTGCGTTCGTCACGGTTTGGTTGATGATGTTCGCGCGTGGAGTTTGATGGGATCAAAGCGTAAGCGAATTAAGGAGGGAGAAGAAGTAGTTAAAATTCGCAAATGCGCGAAATGCTTTGCCGTTTTTTCTTGGAACCTTCCTCATTGTCCGCAATGTGGAACGAACTATGCTATGTCTCCTGGGAATGGTCGAGATGTTAAACAGGTTTCCGGGAACCTGGTGCAAATTACAAAGGCCGACATTGATGCGATTAGAATGAAGCGTCGGCTCGAAATAGGTATGGCGCATAGCTTAGAGGATTTGGTACAGATCGGAAAATCTCGCGGGTATCATCCGGGATGGGCTGGACGAATTTGGAATGTGCGCCGAATGAAATATCATACAGAGAAGCATCATACAGGGGTTGTATGAAAATCGCTTGGTTTATAATAGGGTGTCTGAGTGTAATGGCTGGAATGTGGGTATCTTGGACCTTTTCAAATTTCATAGTAAGGATTATATGTGGATAATTCTTGGAATCGTTTTAGGATTTGTCGGAACCGTTTTTGTAATTGGATTATGTAAAGCCGCGCATAAGAGAGATTGCGCGTTTTGCAAGCATAGGGATGATTGTCGTTATCAATGTTATTTGGAGGGATAAATGGATTCTACGTTTAATCAGAGACGCGCATTATTCAATATGTATACTGCGCTCAAAAAGCCTAACAACGAAATCGCTAAAATTCGAAACATGGAATTTAATGAGGCAAGTATTGCGATTGCGGATGCGAAAAAAGAAATCGAATCAAAAGGGTTTCCGGTCCCGGATGAGGAAAAATGACAACAACACATCAGGCAAGCACGTCGTGTCCCTCATGCGGATCATGGTATCGAAACGGCGACAAATGCAATATTTGCGGTACGGTTATTCAAGAACCGGAAGAAAAAACGACTCAATTTGTTCGGCAAAATATTGGCCGTCAATGGAGTAAATCGAAGCATCGATATTTAACCACCAAGGAAATCGCGGAAGGACAGAAGGGAGGATAATGCTCGAATCGCCCATACAAAACAAAATTATGCTTGCTCTGGGGAGCCGTCCGGATGTTCGTATTTTCCGTAACAATGTCGGGAACGGATTTTTCGGGCGCGCGTTCGAAGAATCCGGGCGCTGCGTGACTCTCATTGATTACCGGCGCGTGCAATTCGGGCTAGCCGTTGGATCATCTGATTTGATAGGGTTTAAATCGGTGGAGATAACGCCAGACATGGTTGGTAAACGTGTTGCCGTTTTTTTGTCGCCCGAAGTCAAGATACCTGGAGCGAGCGGGAAAGAACATCAAAAAAACTGGCGCGATATGGTTTCTTCCTTCGGAGGAATATCAGGAATTGTAAAATCGGTAGACGAGGCGCAAGAGTTGGTTGGAAAGCAGGGCGAATTATGAAACCTGTTTGTCCATATTCCGTAAAATGCGAAGAAGATCGACCATGTAAGTTATCAATTACAAAGAGGGAAAAAGTAGCTTGTCCATTTGTCGAGAAAGCAATAATAAAAACAACGGCGGAAGGTTGACATTAAAACGTCAACCGTTTCACTCGTTGTCCAAAATTTTGTAAACTATTAATTTTATAGGCAGCGCATGAAAATAGCAAGAGTATTCCCAACAAAAACCAGATTGTCACCTATCGACTCTCTTGCCTATTTTGATGTGCCGGGAATGTTTGACGAAGCAGATGAGGTACATGTAAGCACTCTTTTTACATGGGATAAAGGCCGCGCTGAATATTTAGCGGGTCAATGGCGACACGTCGCGCCGGTTACGTTTGGAGGCCCGGTTTACAATCAACCGGGCGCAACCTTCGTGCCTGGAAAATACGTCCGTGAAGGTGCGGTAATAACGTCTCGCGGGTGTCCGAATAGGTGTTGGTTTTGCTCAGTATGGAAACGTGAATCCGGCCTTTTAGAGTTGCCAATCAATGCCGGAACAAACATTCTCGATGATAATTTACTGGCATGTTCGGAGCGGCATATACGCGCAGTTTTTGCTATGCTTAAGGTACAACACGGGCCAAAGCAGTTTACAGGAGGTCTCGAAGCAAATAGGCTTTTGCCTTGGCATGTAGATTTACTTGCCGACCTGCGGCCCGCTCAGATGTTTTTCGCGCTTGATACTCCGGACGACGAAGAACCGCTCCGAACCGCCTCAAAGATACTAAGGCAGGCCGGATTCACTCGGAATGCGATGCGGTGTTATGTTTTAATAGGCTATCCGCGAGACACGATTCAACAAGCGGAAACGAGGTTGCGCCTTTGTTTAGATTTAGGTTTTTTTCCTATGGCAATGTTGTGGCGCGACGAAAACGGTAAAGTGGATATAAATTGGCGAAAGTTTCAACGCGAATGGGCGCGGCCTGCTATAATAGCAAGCAAATGCGCTGCGGGAGCTTTCGGAAGTTTACAAAACATCGGCTAACAGCCGCGTTACGAAACGGTCAAGGGTAGCAAGTAAGCGTACCGCATCGTAACACGGCAAACGTTGGTTAACATTTGCGAATCTTTGGAGGTTAATATGGCGGCGGAAAAAACATTTCAGGAGTGGTGGGCACGATATTCATATCGCTTTGAGCCTGGACGAATTTTAGAAAATTCTGCGCGAACATGTTGGAATGACGCCGCCAAGCTTTCGGAAGATTCGAAAACGTCAACCAACACGGCCAGCCCAAAATTGCCCACTTTTGAGGAACTATCTTCAATCATAGGAATTAAAAACAGGCTCAAAGATAGTAACCATCAAAAATGCTTTATTGCGGGTGCTCACGCTATGTACACATTAATAGGTGGGCAACTTCGGGCGTAGCCGGAACGTTGGTTAACATTTGCGAATCTTTGGAGGTTAATATGGCGGCGGAAAAAACATTTCAGGAGTGGTGGGCACGATATTCATATCGCTTTGAGCCTGGACGAATTTTAGAAAATTCTGCGCGAACATGTTGGAATGACGCCGCCAAGCTTTCGGAAGATTCGAAAACGTCAACCAACACGGCCAGCCCAAAATTGCCCACTTTTGAGGAACTATCTTCAATCATAGGAATTAAAAACAGGCTCAAAGATAGTAACCATCAAAAATGCTTTATTGCGGGTGCTCACGCTATGTACACATTAATAGGTGGGCAACTTCGGGCGTAGCCGGAACGTTTACACTATAGGAAACTTAAAAAAATATGATTGATTTCAACACCATTGCCCAAACAGCGCTTGTAAACGCCCGTTCGTTTCTCGATCAATGGGTTCCGGGAGGAAAAATTGTCGGAACCGAATACACGGTCAAGAACCCAACGCGCGCGGACGGTTCAGCGGGATCGTTTAAAATCAATCTATCGACCGGGTGTTGGTCGGATTTTGCCACGGCGGACCGCGGTGGCGATCTGGTTAGCCTCTATGCATACATTCACGGGATTAAAAACGGGGAGGCGGCTGTTCAATTGAGCAAAATATTATCATGTGAGCAACCTGTACGGCCGTTAGAACCGCAATCGAATCAACCTAAGCCTCCAGACATATGGACCCTGCAAAAAATCGTCCCTGAAAATTCTCCGAAATTACCTGTTGAGCGCCGCATAAAAATCGATGGCGTTTGGATTGGTTATAAAATCACGCATTACTGGCCCTACAAAAATCAGCTTGGCGTGATTCTTTTCTACGTGGTGCGTTATGAAACTCCAGACGGCAAAGAGACGCCTCAAATGACGCTCTGGAAAAATCAAGATGGAAAATTAAAATGGCGATTCAAGGGTGTCGAAGGAGCCCGCCCGTTATACAACCTGGATAAAATATCTCATTCTCCCGATGCGCAAATTATTGTTGTAGAGGGAGAAAAAAAGGCTGAGGCCCTCCAAGCTCTGTTTGATGAGGCCGTCACACCAATAGTAGCGACATGTTGGGTTGGCGGCGCACCTGGAGTTTTAAAGGCCGATTGGGCCCCTCTTCTCGCGCGAAACTGTATTCTCTGGCCAGATAACGACGATGTCGGCCGAAAGGCCATGGATGATGTTATGGCGCGCGTCGACGCGACCGAGTTTCTCGTGTTAAAGATCCCCGAGGACAAGCCAAAAAAATGGGACGCAGCCGACGCTATCTTGATTGACGGCTGGAAGTTTCAAGAGATCATAGCGTTTATTAAAAAAAACCGCATTAAAATTATTCCTGAACCGAAACAATTACCTGCACCAGACGCCCCCACGGAAGAATTGATTCCACTTCCTCCGGCAGATATGCCGCCGATCGATACGGTTCCTGATGTAAAAGTTTTTCCGTTTTTGTTTTTGGGGTTTATCGGAGACCATTGTTATTATCTGCCGAACGGAACCCGGCAGGTTATGGCGATTAAACGATCTCAACATGGTTCTGGGGAATTACTTGCCCTGGCTAAATTAACTTTTTGGGAAAATCATTATCATAGTAAATCGGGTCCTAATTGGAAACAGGCTGCCGACGATTTATTGCGCGGAACGGAATCCGTTGGAATTTATGATTTCGACAAACAGCGGGGCCGCGGTGCTTGGTTTGACCACGGGCGTTCTGTTCTGCATCTCGGAGATAGGTTGGTTGTGGATGGAGTAGAGGCTGGCCTCACCGAAATAAAAACCAGATTCATTTACGAGGCCGCGGTCCCACTGGAACATACGAAACGGCCGGCGCTGTCAAAACTCGACGCCAATAAGCTGCAACAAATTTCGGACATGCTTTTCTGGGAAAAACCGTTATATTCGAAATTATTTACTGGGTGGATTGTATGTGCCTGCATTTGCGGGTCTCTGAAATATCGTCCGCATTTGTGGTTGACCTCGAAGCCTGGGGCCGGAAAAACATTTATAATCGAATCAATAATGCGTCCGATCCTGGGCGAATTTGCCTTGCCGTTATCGTCCTCTACCACTGAAGCGGGTATTCGGCAAACACTTAATACCGACGCTTTGGCTGTGCTCATCGATGAGTTCGAAGGCGAAGATTGGCAGTCTCAACAGCGTATCCAGGCAATCCTAACACTCGCACGACAGGCGTTTTCGGACAATGGCGCTCGAATTACTAAGGGCGGCCAGAACCATAAGGCAATTTCTTTTCGTATTCGGTCCTCATTTTTTATGAGTTCGGTTGGGGTAAACCTTTATCAGCATGCCGATAAAACCAGGGTTTCAGTTATAAGTCTCGATTCTCCTCGCGATGTTCCAGATAAAACAAAGAAACAGCATTGGCTTGAACTTAACAAGCTCATCACGGACACCATTACTGATAAATGGTGTGAGTCATTTCGTGCGCGCGTGATCAAAATGATACCGACGATACGAAAAAATATTGAGGTTTTTACCGGAACCGTATTGGATAAAATAGGCAATCGCCGATCCGGCGACCAGATGGCTCCTCTCCTTGCCGGAGCATATTTGCTCGTGTCTGACGGGGTTATTTCTTCGGAGGCAGCTCAAAAATGGATTGATGAACAAGATTGGAGTGACCAAAAAACCGTCTCTGAAAACTCGGATGAAAAATCTTGTTTAGAACTCATTTTGGGATCGTGCATACCAAACGCATTAAAACCGGGGGAAATTTCAATTGCTGAATTGTTGAATAACGTTCAAAATTGGGTTGAAGCTTATGCCGGTGAAAACATAGAAACCTCGCCGGAAGTCATGAGTTTGAAGCGTTACGGCATCCGTCTGGATAGAGACGAAGGAATAATTTATATTTCCGACACAAATTCAAAAATTGCGGTCCTTTTAAAAAACTCACCGTGGAATAAATCATGGGGGCAACTGCTGAAGCGTATCCCTGGCGCCGTCTCGAGTCAAAAACGGTTTCATTATTCACGATCAATGGCAACAGGCATTCCGTGGGTTCAGGCGATGGGAGAAGCGGAGGCTGAGACCCCCGCTGTTTCGGAAGATAATCAGATGGGTTTTTAATCATCGATTCGGATAGTAATTTTCTGGCGCATGGTGATTCGATAATTTCCGCTACGGTTTTTCAGGGTGTTTAATCGCGTCAACGCCTCAAATAACGATGCTCCGCTGGTTTCTTTCAGTTTTTTAGTGGCCCTGCTTAACAGTTGTCTCGATGCCGTGTTCGTAATCCCGAGCATTTTCGCTATTTCCTCATGCGGGAGACCTTCGGCGTAATCGGCGATGATGTCGTTTACAGCCTGTTCGCGCATCGAGTCGATGATCGCGGTCCGGATTTTATCTGCGGTGTATCCGGCAAATAAAGCGTCGTGCGGGATCTCTGTTAAAAACATGTGGCTCAGGTCCAGAATGAATTTCTTTCGAACGAGCGCGTGTTTTTTCAGTCCGGCCTCGATTTCGTCGAGCGTGAGGCCGTATTTTTTAATGAGATCGTACTCAGACTTAAAAACTACTGGTTTTTTGCGCGGAAACGGCTCACCAACGTTGATAAGCTCAGTGAGGGTTATCATAGCGCCGCCTCGATTTCCTCGACCGATATACCTGTTTCTGCGGCGATCTGAATGATCTGCTGCAATTTCGTATAAATCTTCGGGTGATGCTGTTTAAGACAATCCGGGCAAATGCCATGGGATACAACTATAGGAGACAATGCGATGCGCCATGAGTCATCACCCTGGCGGACCTTCCAGCAACCCATACAAGCAACTCCAAACCCGCACGACGGGCAAACACCATAGATTGCAATTTTGCCACAAGCCTTGCATTTATGAAATATATCTGACTTAGCTCGAAGCTTGTGCCGGCGCGTGGCGCACGAGAGATGGTAGTGACCTTTTCCGATCATTGCCGTCTCGTGTTGCTGCCAGATCGGGCGCAGGCAGGCCATGCAGACGTGGCCGGTGTCGAATAATATGCCATCAATACGGTCGATGAATTTTTCAAGTGAGGGAGAGATTTTCTTGCTGGCATGCCGTTTGCGAAGTATTTTGCGTATCACTGGAACCTTCTTTCTGTACAGGACGGTTTTAGAGTGTAGGCTGATTTCCTGGCTTCAACAGGAAATCAGCCGTTTTTATTTTTAGAGGAGCGATTAATTATTTCGTCCTCCCATTTTGATTTTAAGGTAAAACATATCGTATCCTCCGTTAACCATTGGAAGCGGGAACCTCTCCATGTTTGGAGCAAGCGGGTGCATGCATAAGTGCGAGTATCCGAGTTCGAAGCGTCCCGCGCGCGCTCCGGCGCCATAGTCGTAGTCTGCTCTAAACGGATAAAAATCGAATCCTTTGGCCGCCGGCAGACTGTACGACGTGAACCCACCCGATATAAAGCCGTGTTTCCAGAATTCCGCTTCGGCTTGATAGTCCACCAGTACCGTGTGGTGAACGTCGACGTACTGCATTTGGTCCATTTGGCCATAGAGCGCCATGGTATGACCAGGGATGACCCCAAGCTGCAAAACGCCAGACACGAGGATGTTTGCGAGGAGAGAGGTCATAGGTCCCTCCGTATAAGATGTAAAATCACGTCTGAATACGTGTGATTAAATCCCATTTTTTGAGATAGGTCGTCGTGCTTGTACTGCAACATCTTAAAGGCATATTCAGAAAGCCTAAGGTTCACAAAGTCGTCGGCGATGAAAACTTCGGGAATTTTTCTCTTAGATTTAATCATCGGAACCATTGTCGGTTCATCGTTAAAATCGAATAAATTCACGACTTTTCCCTCTGGTACAGGGTTTTTGACCGCAAATTTCCCAGTTTTTCTGATCGACGGTAAGACGTCGTGCGTGATCCAACGCCGAAAAGCGTGCGCTTCAGGCTTGTTTGAGCGGATAATGAGCGTATAAAGGCCGGATTCGGAGATGATATTGCGATCAGGACCACTTTGACCTTCGCTTTTAACGACGGTGTCCCTTTCATCACTATCGAGTTTTTGAAGTGCCATCGTAATATTTTCCAGCCCTAACACCTCGCAAACGTCGCTTGCAATCCACCATGGTTCATCGTTGATCTGTAAAACCCTGACGTTTTTTCCCGAATAGACGAAATCAAGTTCGTTCATGATAAGGCCTCCTCTGGCGTTAATGGTTTTTCTGAAACACTCTTTTCTGAAACACTCTTTTCTGAAGTGCGTTTTTCTTTATTCCAATACGGACTTTTACATGCCGGGCAAAGTATTGGCTTCCATTTTTTAAAGTCCTCATGATCTGGACATCGAGAATTCCAACCATGATCGCAGCGCAAGCAGGTATACTGCTTTTCCTTTTCCGCTTCCATAACGCCTCCCCATTTTGTATGTTATGATGTGATTTTATATTCCTTCGGTGTATTAACCTGAGGAACGTTATAAGTATATATCAAGATTCTAATAAAAACCAAGAAAAATATTAATAAATTGATATTTTTTATGAATTATAATTTGCCGGAAATTTTAAATAAAGCCGCAAAAACATTGGGCTTTGATCAAGCAGCAATGGCGCGGGCAATGGGATGTACGCAAGGAGGATATTCCCAAATTATCAATGGGACAACAAAAAATCCAAACATCTTACTATTTGCATATTTAATTAAAAATACTAATATTTCTCCCTCGTTTCTTTTAACCGGAAAAGGGCCGGTTCTCTGTGATGATTCGGATAAAAATGATCCGGAAGAAATCAACCGACTTCGGCAGGAACTTCACGATTTAAAAATTAAATTAGAAGCGTATCAGGAAATAATTAGATTGAAACAAAAATAATTTTTTTTAACAAAGGAGTATTTATGTTGCGAATTTTAACGCTTTTCTTTTTTATAATAATTATGGCAGGATGTTCTGTTTATAAAATATCTTCATACGATTTTAATGATAAGATTTCAGAGGAATTTATTACAAAACCAATTTATTCCGGAATTGGTTCAACCATACCTGATATTTTGCTTGATGCTTTGGTTTTAGTCCCAAGCATGTTTTATCCGTTTTCTTTTATTGAAAGCAATGATATGACATTTTATGGCGGGATGGATCTTAAAAAATACTTAAGAAATACATTAGGACCCGACGGAAGACTTTTTCCACGATTTTTAGTTGTTCAAACCGGAATAACTACGACACCATGGGTAACATTTACAGACAGCTCGGGTAAAATTGTTACTATAACAGGAAAAGCGTTTAAAATTGAACGAATAAAATTAGGCGTCCCCATTTTTATGGGAGTTTTTAACTAAACAATACATTTTCTTCTTAATTTACCATTTCAACCCTCAAAACTTTTAAGGGTTGACTATCATCTTTAACAGTATTTTCCACAAAAAACCTCCCAATTTTCCCCTCCAACACAACACCTATTATATAGAGACGATTTTCGACGGTGTCATAAAAAAACACAAAAAACAGTGGCAACCCAAATAACGTTCCAGCGTTTTCTATATAAATCAATGACTTAAACGGGTGTCTATTTCACCACTTGAGATACCTATATAAAAGACTCTCTCACGCGCGTCCCGCGCATGCGCACCCGCACGCGCCCATACGCGCATACGTATATGCATTGTGTATCATGTATTATTATGTATATGTATTTGTATAAATATATATAAATCAATACAATAGATGGCCTAAAGGCTGGCAACAAGCTGCCTAAAGTATGGCAACGTGGCTAACAATTTTACATAATAAGAAAAAACGTTACTTAAATCAATGTGTTATGTGGATATAAAATAAATGAGTTTTATTGTAAGTAAACTACCAATCCAAAACCCTGCATAAACCCGCTAAAACCTGCTAAACCTCAACAATTCGATTTGTTTAAGCGCTTTTCCATTGCGGATTAGTTATTCAAGTGGTATGTTTTAACAACACAATTATCTAACAATTGTATTCAATTTTATTATACTAAAGCCTTTTATTTTAAACGATCCATTCATGATTTAAGATTATGCCGCTAACGAAATCTAATAAAAAACCCGGAAGACCGGTCGCTCGCGCGAAAAAAGTCGCGTCGACTCGCGCACTTGCTTATGCAATTCTCTCAGGTGTTGGTGGTCTCAGTAAATGCGAAGCCAAAAAGCGCGCTGGATATCATGCTGGTTATTCTCCAGAACGCACACAATCATATTTGCCGATCCAGGAGCGCATTGAGGCTGCCTGTGATGTGGTCGGCGTAAGCGTTGAGGCTAATGCAGCGACCCTTGGCAGCATTGCATATGATGCAGAGAACGCATGTCCTGAACGAGTGTCTGCAATACGAGAGATCAACAACATGGCAGGATGGCACGCGCCTGAACGCATTGAAGTGCAGCAACACACAACCAACGTCTCAATCCTGATAGACATGGTACGCAACCAAGGATTAAGTATGGGTGAGTTAATAAGACAGGCGCAATCTGCATGATAATTACAATCTATTACAATGTTGTTAAGTTGAAAGATTGTAAATGAATATCAATACAACTGTTACGCGTTTAACTAAATGGATTCTCAATCCATTGCGATTAATTTGGACGGTCATAGCCGCCCCCTCCTTTTTTCGGAGACCCCCAGGGGGGAGTCCGCCAGACGACTCGGTCCACCAGGTACATCCGCCTCAGCCTTTAAAATTTCCTATAAAATCGACTTTACAAAAGATACAAGAACCGGATTACAGATTAATGCTTGTCGAGAACAAGGAGCGTTTAAATCGGATTCGGTATTCGCTTGAGACGTCGATACCGGTTGATGCTAACCATGTTTTAATTCGAGGAGTGGATAATTCGGATTTTATTAATCGGTTTTGTGAATATAGAAATTTGTCGAGGAGATAAGCGGTGAAGGTTTTTACGACACAGAATGTTCAGGGATTAAGTTTTGACCGGGTGATGAAGAAGGTTAAACCGGTTGAGGCATTGCAAATAGAGGAGGAATTTCAGATACCGACATATGACGGTGATGTGTTGCAAGGGGAGTCGGGAGATTATTTGATTTGTGACGAGAAGGATCGGTTGTTTGTGGTTCGACAGGAAGATTTTAAAAAAGGCTATCGTTTTTATCGTGAGGAAATAGACGCGTGAAACCGATCGCTAAAATCGACGTTAAATCGCCGTTGGAAGGCACAACGCTTCTTGAAGCGGTTCGGGAGATGGTAAGACTATACCCGACGCTTGGACACGTGCCTAATACGGCTCAACGTCGCATTATGGCGCCGTGGGAGAAGGGGCCGTATCCGTTTATGGTGGTATCGTCGTGCGGAAACGGAACAGGAAAGACGAACGTTGTTCCTGTGGATTTGGTTGGGTGTCTGTGTGGACCTGAGTTTTTGAATGACTGTTGGAACGCAGGACCAGACGGAAAGTCGATAGGAATGACGCATTATCGGTATTATCACGATTGCCGGGAGTTGCGGGAAAAGGGAGAGTTTCAGTATCGACTGCTTTGTGGTCCGGAGGACATGAAAGAGGGCGGGTCGCTTTACGTTGAGATCAAAAAATATATTCCGACTGCAAATTTTAAAGGAAAGACGTCGACGGGATCGTATAAACAGATAGAGATTCCATTACCTTCGAATCCTTCGGTAAAAAATTACGTTGATATAAAAACGTTTGATCAGGAAGTAACGACGCACGCCGGGGCGAATCTGCATCGAATTGGGATCAATGAGCCTCCGCCTTATCCGGTGTTTGCGGAAACAATATCGAGGATACGGTCGCAAAAAGGACAAGTGCAGTGTACGATTCTGATGAACGCGACGATTTTGGATGTGGCAACGTGGATTTTTGATTTACAGGACGACGAGTTTTTTAAAGGAAAGATTGTTTTTGTTCAAGGGTCTATTTGGGAAAACTGCGTTGGGGAGGAAATTACTCAGGACATTGCGGACCAGTTAGAGGAAAAGCTTAACGTTGTACTGGAAAAAGATACCGCCGGCCACTATCTCACGTATGGACATCTGACCAGGTCGTCGATTGAAAACCAGATACATTTTTTTGAGCGGACGGACCCAAATCAGATCGAGGCGCGTATTTGGGGAGCGAATACCCAGACGTTTGGAGCGGAATTTAAGACGTTTAATATCAATATTCACGTATGTCCTTCCCGAGTTATTCCTCGAAATGTTCCAGTGTTTCAGGTGGTTGACCCGCACCCTGTGAAGCCGGACCTTGCGGGATATTTCTTTGTTGATCACCTTGGACGCAAACACTGGTTTGAGGAATGGCCGCATCTTCCTTGGGAAAAATTGAGTTCGAGGAATAAGACTATTGCGGAAATATGCGCGGAGTGGACGGCGCTTGAATCGCGTCTCGGAATTTCCGACCAGGTCGTTACGCGGATCGGCGACCCGAACAGGTTTATGACCGCGGACTCGCGCGATAATCTCGCGCTATGGGCTCTCTATGTACCGCATGGGTTTTCGTTTAATTGTTTCGTTCGGGATAATTTGGAGTTTGGACATCAGCAAATTCATTCGGCGCTGTATTTCGATAAGCGAGTGGCAAAGACCGACCCATCGGACATCCTTGCTCAACCAGGAATGGACTTCACGTCAAACTGCGAGAACCTGATTAATTCGTGCAAGTTTTATGGACGCAAGGCGCGTAAGGATGTTACGACCGCGGTCAATGAGTCCATCGATAAAAAATATAAGGACGGCATGGACATCATCAGGTATGGAACGGTATTCACTTCAGGAAAAACGTTTGATGAATTATGCGGATTGAAGTCTATCGAAGGGGACGATTATTCCCGGATTCGAAAAAGCAGGGAAGATTACGACGGACCGTATGAGATTCCAAAGGAAAGATTAAAGGGGCGCCGTTTCGTTTCGTTTGTTGGTGCTGGAGCATAAGATGGCCGAGTCAATAACAGGAAAATTTTCTCCTTACGAAATCAGTGAGGACGACATCACCATTGATGGCCGCGAGTGGGACGACGATTTAATGCGCCTTCTTTGGACTCGCCACATGTTGATTTCGGATAGGATGTTTTCGTATTGGAAGCCTTATTACGATAGGGGAAAGACCTGTTTCAACTATGAAAAAGGGAACATCTTTACCTCGAAACAACGAAAGAAATATGCCAAGGAAGATAAGTTGTGCGTTGAACCGCGTCTCGTGGAACAGCGCATTTACTCATTGATAGGACAGATACTTCGTGGGCGACGGTCCGGATCAATCACGACCGAAGGCGGAAGTCTTGACAATCCAAATGAAAGCGCGATGGCCTGCGAAATTGCGTCGATTGTCATGAAGGATATGGAGAAAAAATTCAAGGAGCGGCAACTTGAAAAGGATTTACTTCACAACGCGCTCATAAGTTGTTTCCCGAATTGGGCATGGATCGAGAAGGAGTCACCGTCAAAGGGAGAAGGGGTCCTGAAAGCAACTCTCCTACCCTGGGACTCCGTCGCGGTGGCTCCTTTTAATTTTCTTTACTCTCAAGACATCACCTGCGTTTCTTATCGGTCGTTCCTCAAGGAGGCCGAACTCATCGATTATTATCCGAAAATGGAAGAACAGATCAAAGCCCATCGTCAAAACTTGAAGGACAAAGATTACGAACTTGAATCTTCCATTTCAGAGTGGAATACACAGCTTTCTTCAGAGAATCGGTCAACACTTTTTTCCATTATGGTTAGCGGGCGGTCATCGATTGTAATGCCTGATTCTTTTTACGAAGTAATCAAGCGGGTTTTTCAAATTAAACGTAAAGAAAAAATTGCGATCAACCTGGAAAATCCAAACGACTTTCATATTCGGCCGCCGGATTGGGACGTTGAACGATGGAACGCTTTTATTCAGGAAAAGAAAGACAAAGACGGAATTGAATATTCGGAAGACGAGCGCCTCGTGACTGCCCTGTGGGAAACGACTGGAACATCTTCCGGGCTCATGGTTCAAAACCAACACCATTGGTATCAAGAAAACGGTCGCATGCCTGGCGCGGCATATTGGCCCGCTATGATCGACGCGGACATCTGCGGGCCCGGTGAAAAAATGTTGAGCAATGTTCTGAAAGCGGCTTGCGCCGAAACGGAATTCCTTGACGAAGTGATGAAGGGATCAGGAAGTATTTGGCTTTTACGAAACGGGTATATTGCGAACATCGACGACTTTCAAACAGAAGTATCAAAAAGCAATGGTACTGTTTTTATAAAAGGAGATTTTCCCGGGCCTCTTGACAATGTGGCTAAGAATATTCAACGTAAACCAAACTCTGCAACCCTTGAGTATGCCCAAAAAGTCAAGGCGGATATTGAAGAAGAAACCCGGTTGAACCAGAGTATGCAAGGGGCTTCCCAAGGTGATCAATCCGGCGTGGCAAAATCAATGGAAATTGCTCAAGGTATGGTTGCCCAAACCGACTATGTTGAAAACTTCAATAATTGGTGGGAAGAATTCCAGGACTTAAAATGTTCACTCATTCCTTACGGATATGACCAGTTTGACATCATCGAAATCGTTGACGAAAAAACAAGTCAGAAAAAAAGCGTCGAAATCAATGCTCCTGTTTCCGACATTACCGGGGAAATAATCGGAGTGGCAAACGATTTGACCGCTCATAATTTTAAATTCAAACTTCAGCCGGTTGATGATTCACCGACGGCAAAGGCAGAAGAACAGCGGCAAGCAATTGTCTTCTTAAATGCGGTCCCTGGCCCGCTTTCCGCAATCGATCCGAGCGGCGAGACCTTGGCATATTTCATGATGTCGCTGCCGAATAGAATTCTGCAGGACGCCGGGAAAAAACTATTGTCGGCCGCCCAAGGTCGAGCGCAAGCTCAACAACAGCAGGCACAAACCAAGCAGATGCTTGACGCTAATGAGCGTTTACAGAAACTTAAAAACGAAGCCGACAGAATCAGGGCAAGCAAAATCATGTTCTCGGTTACCGGCGAACAGCTTGCGCAGTTTCCGATGTTGGCTCAGTTACTAAATGAAATCGGGTATTTCACTCCGCCTCCCCAGCAATTACCACCGGAATCACAAGGCGCGCTCCCTGCGTCTCAAGATCCCGGAGCTGAGGTTCCAGCGGCTCAGGAATTACAAAACCAACAACCACCTCAACCACAACCACCTCAACCACAAAATCAACCACAACCATCCAGTCAAGGGTAGGAGGAGAGTTTTATGGGCACGGAAAAAGAATCGGTAGTCGATACCGGGTTTACAAGTTCGAAAGGCGAAGCGGAATACGCCACCGCCATGTTGGCCGACGATCCGGAATATCAGAAACAGGTAAAAGAAGAGGCGGCCGCGGCGGCATCGAAACCGGGCGAGAAACCTATCGAGGAAAAAGAAGAACCTCCAAAAGAGGATGAACCGGCAAACGAAGAACCTGAGACCGTTGTTGAAAAAAACGACGACATCGATGGGGACGGCGAAGAACCCGCGAAAGAAGAAGTCGAATACGAGGATAACGTTATTCCTGGCCTTACCGGAAAACAATTCAGCGCTCTTCCGGACGACGTTCGGGAAGTCGTTGCCAAAGCAGCAACCCAAGCCGAAGAACTTAAAACCAAAAGTTCGGAAACACAATCACGCCTTGAAAAACTTTTAAATGATCCCATTGTAAAACATCGTGACGAAATGATAAAAACCGGGAAGTCGGACCTCACGTATGAGCTTCCCACGATTACCGATCAGCAATTCGCGGAAATACTTAAATGCGTGGACGAAGATACTCCGGAGGCCCGCAAAAAAGCCCGCGATATTTTAGGCGACATTGTAAAACAGTCGTCGGAATTATCCGAAAGCAATACGCGCATTTTAGAAAATTCAAAATTCAATACCCAAAAAATGTTAAATTCCGCCGGGAAAAACCTATTGAAGCTTGGGGAATTAAACGCGGAATTGAAATGTGATATAACCGACCCGGATAAGTTGGTAGAAACTCCATTTGAAAAGCTTGGGAACCTTGGCAAGGTACTTCAAAAGCTTTCCGAAATGCAAGCCAATAAAACCATTACCAGTGTCGCCAAATACATCAGTGAGCGAAAGCCGGAAGCGCTCTATGCCGAAATGGCCGTGGAATTAGGGTTGCCTTTGGTGCTTAATGCCGACAAAAAAATCCGCGACATCGTAAAGAAATCCAACCAGGCCCTGGCTGACAGGTACAGGAAAAACAAGGATGGCAACGGCGGTCAAATGCCGTCCGGGAAAGAAGTCGATTCCAAAAAAATTAAAAGCGGACAGGTTGTTGATGGAATTGACATCGTAAAGCTGGCAACCAATGACGACTATCATGAAAAAATGCTCTATAAAAATTCCGGCGATTTGAAATGGGTGGATAAAATTTCGAGATTGAGAGAAAGAGGGGAGCGGTTTCTAATTGAGAACCCCGACCAATCCTCCTCTTCTGGAAAATAATAAATCTTAACAGGAGGCTTGAGGTATGGCTGGTCAACAAACATGGGGAAACGCAGGGGATACGAATAATGCGTATATCGTAGTCCCGAAACGAGAGAAGGAAATTTACGTTAAGTCAACCTACAATACCATTGTGGGAAAGCTTAACGGAAATCGGAAAATGAGCACGCAGATTTTGCGCTTTGGAAACAAAACGCAAAACGTGTTCGTCGGAAATTCGAGCTGTATATGGGAAACGGAGATTTCTTCGGGGAATGAATCCCGTATCACCATGATCGAGAACCGGGCGGGCATGCCGTCGGGTTATGGCGATTATCCCGTACAGACCGGAAACTACGACAAATACAAACATTCCCAGGTGTGGGTCAACCAGATCGATTCGGAAGCCGTGCCGGTTCCCGGTCGATGCAGCCTCAAACAGGTCAAGGACATTCTCAACGACCCCAAAGGCGATGCGCTGAATGGGCTCGAAGTGTGGTCCTCCGGTGAAATCGATTGGGAATTTCTTATTTCCTGCCTGATGGGAGCTTCGAAAAACCTTCTCTCGACAACGCGCGGCGGCCTTGGAATCACTCTGCCGGGTTGCAGTGCCGGCCAAACTCGGTCATGCTGGAATACCTACGTTGTGGGTAACGGTCTCGTGACCCAGAATACCACTCGGGCGACGTTCGAAGCGTCCGTTGGCACGGCGTTATCCGGACTCAGCGACAACGCGCTCTATGCCTTCAACTACAAGCAGCATAACCTCATGCTTGACTTGATCGGATCGCTTTTCTTCAAGAAAAGTGAAGTCGGCGGGAAATCGTTGAACGCTGTTGTCCTTTCCGATCCGTGGTTGATTGCCCGGCTTGCGGCGACGAGTGGAGACTACGATATGAAGATGCGTTCCGCGTTCATGGGCAAGGGTTTCGACAGTCCCTCGATCGACAGTATGAGCCCTATCGTTCTGGATGACGTCATGTATATCCCCTGCGAACAGCTCAAGAAGTTCCGCGCATCCGTAAGTACAAACCCGATTTACGGACCCGGCATCACGGCCGACCCTCGGACCTACGTTAACACCCAGAAAATCTGCTGTCAGATTTGGATGGGGCCCGGCGCCATTCTTCGGGCAACGGATCGGCGCATGTGGGTAACGGCCGCGCAAGTCGATCAGCATAAGGACCAATACGAGTACGCCCTGCATTGGGATGACGGCTTTGTACGGCGCGACTGGTTCGCTAAAGACGGACGGACCGAATTCGATTGCGATAGTATTGCCGTCGGATGGTGGTTTGATCCCGGTGTTGAGAAAGCGTTCGCGGCGTAAGCGTTCGATGGTTTAACCGGGGCGAAGAAATTCTTCGCCCCATTCTTCGATAAATTTTTTAAGGAGTTTAATAATGAGTATACCCACGGTTGCACAAGACAAGCTCGGTATAACCAACCTCGTTCCTGAGGGTGCTACCGCGCTGGGGGCCCAGGCAAAAGTTGAAGGGCTTCAAAATATTTTTGCAGGAGTCCAGGCCAACTGGTCGGGAGCCGGTGACGGAATTCTCGCCCAAAACGACATATGGTTTATCGGTGGCCGCGTCGAGCCGACCTCCTCCGATTATCCCAATGCTCCGATAGGATCGCTTTTCTTTTGCTGGCATACGGACAGCGCGAAAACGAATCCGTACGATTCGAAACTTTTCATCAAAACCCAGTACGGCTGGGAAGCGACCGATACAATGCTTTACGCTTCGGTGTCGTTAACGCTTACCCAATTGCTGGCATTGTACACGACTCCGATTCAAATCGTAGCGGCGCCCGGAGCGACAAAGGCGATTGTACCGATCCGGGCAGCGTATCAGTACACGTATGGGTCCGCGGCGTTTGGCTTGGGTAGTGTTGTGGACCTTGAAATCCGATATACCGGCACGAGTGGTGCGGCTCTTATCAAGATGCCGACCACGGGGGTATTAGACCAGACAGCCAACGCAACGGCGTGGGGAGCGCCACAGGCAAACGCGATCATGGCGGCAAACGCCATTGCGTGCGTGCATATCACAGGTGCGAACCCCACTACTGGAACCGGATGTTCCGCCAAGGTTGGGTTTTGGTATAAAGTGATGGACGTAGCCGCGTTCTAACGGTTGCAGTTAATGGCGGCGCGCTGGAAACGGCGCGCCTATCATTCTTTTTTTATTTTTAAAAAACGGAGAGTGCTATGAATCAGTTCGACCCCAAAATGATGGTTATGGTCTTGGACGTTACCGAGGGAGTTCCTCCTGATATTCTGTATTACAATTACGGACCAGATCAGGAGCTTCGGTCATTTGAACCCAATTTCGATTTAGGGGTTCCATCGTATTCGTTACCCCGCGATTATGCCGAAAGGCAATTGGAGAACGCGGGTGGCCGGACGTTTTTACTTTATTCCCCGAATAAGTTGATCGTTAGAAAACCTAACGGTCGTGGGGGAACGTCGCTGATTACGCTCAAGGCGCACAAAAAAGGCGACGACGGAAAATGGGTCGAGAAAACCGACGCCGAAATCGACGCGGAAGGAAGTCCGGCGGTAAACACGGTCATGGAAAAGGTCGTGGCTGCCGCCTCGGAAGAAGTTGAACCGGTCAACGAAGAACCGACTCAAGAGGAAAAACCGATTCGCGGAAAATACGGAAAACGAGTATAGTCTATGCCTACCCTTGCATCATACGTCGCACAATTGCCGCCGATATTGAAGCAAAAATACGGAGACGCTTTCTGGATTTCTGCCGCGAATAATATCCTTGAGATATTATCGAGTGAAAGAATTCTGAGGGAGTTGTCTTATCAAAAAGGGGTAATCGTAAAATACAAAAAATGGATTACCCCTCCTGCGAATTATCGGCAGGCAAAGAAGTTGTTTTCTCCCACGGATTATAATTCCGAATTTCCGTTTATTGAAGATGACGGAAAATTGATGCTCACGAACGCCACCGTTGACGAAGATCCCGCGCCGATTGTTCCGCTTGTGTTCTCAAATTCCAATATAGATTCAATTACGATTTGCGATTTGAATTCGAATAACGTTCCTAATTTGGATAATTCATGGATTCAGGTTGCTCAAAGTTTGAATTGGTACGCTGTAGCGATGTCCTCCGACGGTGTTAAGCAAACGGCGGTGGTCAACGGCGGGTACATCTGGGTTTCGACCGATTCAGGAAATACCTGGACGCAGAAAGCAACATCGTTGAATTGGTACGCTGTAGCGATGTCCTCCGACGGTGTTATTCAAACTGCAACGGTTTACGGCGGATACATTTGGGTTTCGACCGATTCAGGAAATACCTGGACGCAGAAAGCAACATCGTTGAATTGGTACGCTGTAGCGATGTCCTCCGACGGTGTTATTCAAACTGCGGTGGTCAAAGGCGGGTACATCTGGGTTTCGACCGATTCAGGAAATACCTGGACGCAGAAAGCAACATCACCAAACTGGCGTGGAATAGCAATATCCTCCGATGGAACCGTACAGACGGCGGTGGCTGGCATTGGTTACATTTTGGTTTCGACGGATTCGGGAGCAAACTGGACGCAGAAAGCAACATCGTTGAATTGGTACGCTGTAGCGATGTCCTCCGACGGTGTTAAGCAAACGGCGGTGGTCAACGGCGGGTACATCTGGGTTTCGACCGATTCAGGAAATACCTGGACGCAGAAAGCAACATCGTTGAATTGGTACGCTGTAGCGATGTCCTCCGACGGTGTTATTCAAACTGCAACGGTTTACGGCGGATACATTTGGGTTTCGACCGATTCAGGAAATACCTGGACGCAGAAAGCAACATCACAAAACTGGCATGGAATAGCAATATCCTCCGATGGAACCGTACAGACGGCGGTGGCTGGCATTGGTTACATTTGGACGATGTCGTCATTGGCTCGCAATCAAGACGATTTAAAAGATTACCTCCTTGTCGTAACTGCCGGGAACCAGGCAGGGAATACGCTTGCAATTGCCGGAAACGACGCAAGCGTAGGCCGGGCGACAAAACTTTATTACTATCATTTATTGTCAACTGCGTTGGGTATCGGTTCAGACATAACCTCTGCGGTCATCGTTTCGCCGGACAACTATATCATGCTTTCGTACAAAGGAAGTTTCGTTGAAATCAAGGCGACTACCGACGAAATCCCGATAAATAATAATCACGAACATCAGATCATGCGCGCCGGGTTGTCCATGCTTGGCTTTGAACAGCTTCCTTCCGGGCCTGACGCTCCTAT